CCAAGTTGGGTAAAAGACAGTAATTTTATTTGGCAAGCGCCAACTGCTTATCCAACAGACGGTAAAACGTATGGATGGGATGAATTAACAAAGACTTGGAAAGAGTTTTAATTAAATGAACGAGATGGACCCAATCACCACGGCAAGGGAGCTTGCCACCCATGCCAATGATATCGAGCACCTACAAGCTGACATGGACAAGATGATTCAGGAGATGAAAGAGATCAAGGAGTGCATCCAAGCCATCCAGAAGACCTTAGCTGAGGCTCATGGTGGTTGGAGACTGCTCCTCGGTATTGGTGGCGCTGCGGCTCTCTTAGGTGCCATTCTGGCCAATTTGTTCCAAGGCTTTCTGAACAAATGAAACGAGTCAGCAAGATCTTTAATGATCTGCTCACCGGTGAGGACAACAAAACCCACGACATTGGCCGTTGGTCTTGGATGCTCTCACTTTTGGCAGTCATGTTTGGTGCGGGCTATGAGATGGTTGAAAACAACATGCCAGCCCTAAAAGACTTTGCTGAGGCTGTTGGCATCATCGCTGGCGCTCATGGTGCGGCTGTAATGCTTAAGAAGGACACCGAACCCCATGTGGAAAACCCTCCTAACTAACCTCACCAGCCTAGCTGGTGGTATTTACATCTACCTCATTGTGGCTGGCTTATCTGGCGTAGTTGCCGGATATGGAGCATATAGCTGGACATCGGACTACTATATTGCTAAAATAGAAAAGTCCAATTTAGAAGCGGAGCAAAAAGTAAATGATATTCAACAACAAGGCGACCGTCTGGTTGCAGATTATGTTAAGCAAGTTGAACAACTGGGTTATGTCAATGCCAGTCTTCAGCAACAAATTTCTAGTTCGGTACATTTTAATAACAACGGTACTTGTGCTATTCCTAATGCTTATGTTAGGTTGTACAACGCAAGTGCAACTGGTCAAGCCTCAGCCCCCAGCAGCCTTGATGGAGCCCCCACCTCCCTTGACCTTGCTACCATCCTCAGCGTCGCAGCTGAAAACAACTCCAAATACCTCAAAGTAGCTCAGCAGTTAAAAGATTTACAGGCATTCGAAAACGCCAAGTAAATTTGCATTAATATACTGCAAAGGAGTTATCATGAATAGAAGGCTATTTTTAGCTATTTGGTTGTGCACACTTATTTGGATAGTGCAACAGTTACAAATTACCAGGACGATTGAGCAAGACATCGTGGCCATCACCAAATCGACATTTAACTTTATTACCCACTTTGAAGGTAAGAAAAACACAGCCTACCGGGACTCTAAGGGTCTTTGGACGATTGGCGTGGGCCACCTCATCAAACCTGATGAGCAGTACCTACTCCACGCGACCCTGACAGACGAACAGGTAGAAGAGCTGTTTAGAAGCGATTTAAGGTGGTGTGACGAGGCCGTTTCGAGTTCGGTGAGGGCTCCCCTTAACCAGAACCAATACGACGCCCTATACAGCCTCTGCTTCAATATTGGAGCGGACCATTTTAAGCAATCTGAGGTAGTCCAGCACATTAACCAGCTAGATTACGCAAAAGCGGCCGATGCCTTCCTTAACTGGAGCAAACCCCCTGTATTGCGGCCACGTAGAGAAAAGGAAAGAACCTTATTCCTGACAGCAATTTAGGGCGTTTTGGGCAGTATTTGTGCATTAATATTAATAGGATCTGATCAATCCATCACTCAACCAAACTCGAGGAAATACCATGGAAGGCTTTACAAAATTACCTAAGATGCAGTGCTTCAAAGAAGGAGGCAACGTAAAGGTCAAAAAGATGTGCGGCGGCGGCTCATACAAAAAGGGCGGCGAAGTTGAAAAAGGCGACATCGAGCAAGACAAGAAAATGATTAAAAAGGCTTTTAAGCAACACGATAAAGCCGAGCATGACAAGTCTGAACCAACCGAGATCAAACTCAAAAAAGGTGGCCGTAGCAAAAAAGAAGTCGGCACAGTTAAAAAATACAAAACTGGCGGTTCTGTAGAAAACGTTTATGGCGCCAAGAAAAAAGCTGGCGACTTAGATCGTATCGAAAAGACTAAAGATATTAAACCAGGTAAGGCTGCAGCTCCTTCCAAGGCAGAAGAAAAACCAACCTTCAAGGGTAGCGATGTTAGCAAGACTAACAAGATGCCAGCTGGCGACAAAGACAAAATCAAAAAAGTAGCCCCCACTGGCGACAAAAAAGCTGCTGCCGCTTCTGGTGCTAAAGAAATGGCTAACAAGTACAAAAAAGGCGGTGAAGTAAAAAAGTTTGCTGACGGCCGCTCAACGGGCGTGCCGTCTGCCGTACAAAATGCTGTTATCTTAAAAGACTTAGAAAACCAGCGTATGGCTGATCGTGCCAAGAATGCACTAAAATATCTTGGCCCAGCACAGCAATCTCAGTTTATTAACCAGGGTGGTATGAACCCAAGCCCAATGACATCTAACATTGGTGCAGGCAATCCAGGCAGCATGCCCGGCGGTTCAACTATCCCTGGCGGCCAAAAACGCGGCGGTAAAGTTAAAAAATACGCACCCGGTGGCAAAATTGGAAAAATTGCAGCAGGTTTATTTCCGGGCGCATTATTTGGTCTTCCAACAGCTGCCGCAATATACAGCAACGAAAAAGCTAAAGATGCAAAAGTAGAAGAAGCTGCTGCTGCTAAAGACAAAGAAGCAGAAACTAAATCTGATTCTGTTGCTAAAAAACGCGGCGGTAAGGTAAAGAAAAAGTAATATGCCAATCAAATCCAAAGACCAGCAAGCTGCGATGTATGCAGCCGCTGCTGGAAAAAGCACACTAGGCATTCCCAAAAAAGTGGGGAAAGAATTTGTTAAGGCTGGTAAAGCCAAAGCAAACCTACCACAAAAAGTAATGAAAAAGGCCGCTGGCCGAGGACGTTAATCCATGGCCTACTCAGGTACATACAACCAGACAACAGTTAATGTCGATCAACTAATTTCGTACGCCTATCGTGATGCGGGTAGAACCGCAGAAGAGATGACGCCCGAGTTAGTTAACGCTGGTAAGCAGGCCCTGTTTTATGTCTTGCAAAACTCAGTCAACCGCGGCATCAATATCTGGTTGCAAAAGATTGAGATTATTGGCGCACAAACCAACCAGCAGTTTTTAACCATGCCTGCTAACTGCGTGGATGTGTTAGAAGCAAACTGGGTTTATATCACAAACCCTGCGGTCTCTGGTTATTTGCCTGCCGATAATGGCAACGTTCCTGCGTTGTTTGATCAGACCAATAACGCCAACTTGTTGCTACACGCAACAACCACGTTATCAGAAAACTACTTTGGTGCAGCTTATGGCCAAGGTACTCGTCTGTTCTACATTGGTTTTAATGCTTACTCACCAAACACCACCACCACTACCTACTCACTGGATTTACAAGTCAGTAATGATGGTATTAATTGGACAACTTGGCAATCTTTCCCAGACGCCACGCTGTCTGATTTTCAATGGCAATACTTCCAAGTAAACCCAACTCAGGGTTTCTATTATTATCGCCTTCAAAACCGTAACACTAGCTCAACCTATTCGTTACGCGCTATCCAATTTGCGCAATCACAACAAGTAATCCCAATGGCTCGTCTGAACCGTACTGATTACTTTGACTTGCCTAATAAACAATTCCCAAGCCAACGCACACTGCAATACTGGTTCGATCGTCAGATCGTGCCACAGATGGCGCTATGGCCAGTACCAAACAACAACTTCCAGGTATTTGAAATGATCCTGGAATTGCAACCCCAAGATGTTGGCTCATTAACAAATGAACTATACATGCCTGACCGTGTCATTCCTTACATGCAGGCTGCCTTATCACACAAGTTAGCGATGCAGTTACCTGGTATTGATCTGCAACGTGTTCAGTATTTAGAAAAGTTGGCCATGCAGGCACGTCAAGAGTTTGAAGATGAGGATCGTGATAAGTCTCCGATCTACTTCCAACCTAATATTTCTTACTATACGAGGTAATTAAATGTCAGTGATAATGACCTACGACAGCCTCGTTCTTAACATCCAGCAATACATGGAGCGGGACGATGCTGACTTTATTGCGCAGATCCCCAACCTGATTGCACTTACTGAGTCGTCAATTGCTGCTGAGTTAAAGACTTTCATGCAATTAATTGTGGTGGAGACTAGCTTAGCAACAAATCAAACTGTTCTCAATAAACCATCACGCTGGCGCAAGACAGTATCGATGAAAGTTAACGGCGAGCCTATTTTGTTACGTAGCCAAGATTACGTGGCCCAGTATCAATCTGAATCAACTAACGCGCAGCCAATTTATTATTCTGATTACGATTATAGTAACTGGAATTTTGCACCAAAACCAGACCAAAATTATCCAGTAGAGATTATTTACTTTGCTGAAATTCAACCCCTGGACGCAAACAATCAACAAAACTTGTGGACACAAATTGCACCACAAGCGATGCTTTATGGTTCATTGTTGCAGGCCCAAGGTTATTTAAAGGCACTGGATAAATTACCTGTCTGGAAACAATACTACACTGATGCACTTGCAGCGCTCAAAAAAGAAGACGATGCTCGCCGCGTGGATCGCAATACTACGGTTCAGGAACCTTAAAATATGACAACTCCAGTCTACACATCGCCCTTTACAGGCACCGTTGTTACCCCAACGGATGTATCTTATTATGCACTCTCTTTTGGTTCAGTTACGCCCCTCTATTGGCCTTCCATTGTTAATCAAGGTGTGGGTGAAATACCTGCTGCTCGCATTATCGATTGCGTTTGTACTAGTGCTAATGCAAATGCTGCTGTCATTACTTTACCGCAAGCTAATCAGGGAACAGTTGGTGCGGATATCTTGTTCCGTAACCTTGGCTCAAATACATTCACAATTAAAGACTATACGGGTGCAAACTCCGTTAGTGTACCTAGTGGTATTTCAAAGTATTTTTATCTTACTGATAATACTACTCCTGGCGGTATCTGGGGCAATGTAACTTTTGCTGCTGGCACATCATATGCTGATGCAGCCACACTAGCTGGTGCTGGTTTAACTACCGTTAATGGTAAATTAGCCACCTCTCAAAATACCGTTGATGTAACATCTACACCAGTTATTAGCGATACCAGCCGTGCTGCAACTTTTGTTTGGAATGGTGGTGCTGGTACATTTAATCTACCAACACCACAGACACTAACTTACGGTTGGTATATTGGCTTTAGAAATAATGGTACTGGTAGTCTTGCTATTATCCCCCCAGTTCCAGCTTTAATTAATAACACAAGCGAAATTGTTACCAACCCAGGTGATTCCGGATTTATTTTCTATGATGCTACTGCGGGTGGTTTCATTACTGTTGGTTGGGTTGCTCCATCTGCTGTAACATTTAACTCAGCAACATACGATGTGGACACCATTATTGGTAACACATTTAATTTAACATCATATGCCCCAATCATCCAGACTTACATTGCACAGTCTGGTACTCGTACACAAAACTTAGCAGTAACCTTGCCAGCCATTACCCAGATCTATATCTTGGTAAATAATACTAATCAAACGGGTTACAATATTACTTTCCAATGTCAAGGCAGCACACAGACTCCAATCATTTTATCAGCCGGTAATATTTTTACTGTATTAAGTGACGGTACAAATTTGTATGTATTGACAGCTTCTTCCACTGGTTTATTTTACGCATCTAATGGTACACAATCGTTGCCAGCGTATTCGTTCAATAACGATACAACCAGCGGTATGTATTTAGTTGGTACTGGCGTTTTAGGTTTAACTGCAAACGGTTCTGAGATTGTCAATATGGATGGATCAAATCCTTCTGCACCAGCAGTCAATGTACTTGCATCATTAAACGCTAAATCAATTAGTGGCGGGACGTTCTAAATGGCAGCTGATAATGTTCAGCAAGATACCTCACAGTTTACCCGGATCTATACATTAGCAGTTCCACCGGGCATTAAACGTGACGGCACTTACTTTGAAACCGACGAGTACACCGACGGTGTGTGGTGTCGTTTTCAGCGTGGTGTTCCCAAAAAGATGGGTGGCTATCGCTCAATCTTTACCAGCCTGGTTGGTATCTATCGAGGCATGGTGGCACAACCATACAACGGTGTTAACTACATCTTTGCTGGCAACTACAAAGAGCTAGATGTATTTACCACTGGCACAACCTTTGCTACTGGCAGCGGCCCGTTCCCAGTTACTATTTTACCTGGCACTTCTTTTGTCCCGGTTGCAAATAGTAACTCAATCACCTCTACCATTACTATCAGTGGTAACGCAGTAGCCACATTCCCAAATACTAGCCATCTCATATTTCAGCAAACCAGTAATGCTACAACTTTTACTGTTTCATCTGCAACTTATGGCTCAAATGTTACAACAGTAACTTTGACTGGTGGTACAGTTCCATCTAACGCAAATACTGTTTATTTAACAAGCAATGCCGTATTTACACCAGACCCAGTAAACGGTCCTTACTTAAACAACTGGCAGTTTGATGCGCAGTTTAGTCCATATGGCGGACAGCTGTATGTGCTCGCGCATCCAGCTAAAGATTTAGTTAATATTGATAGTGGCGTTGCAAGTCAAGTACTGATTGGGCAAATTACCCCAGGCAACAATTATAGTTGGTCATTTACTGGATTGTCAGATAGCCAAGGACAGTTCCCAACATACAAACCAATCTCTGTTGACGGAGGTGTCTGTGTCCTGTATCCATTTATTTTCGTGTATGGCTCTCATGGGTTTATCGCTAACAATAATGTTAATGGTACTTATGGGAATCAAAATTTTTATGATTGGAACGGACCTTTAGCCAACCAAGTTAACGTTGGTAGTTCTAAGATTGTTAAAGGCCTACCAATGCGCGGAGGTACTAATGCTCCGTCCGGTTTGTTCTGGGCCACAGATAGTCTAATTCGTGTTACCTTTAATCCGGCGGGTTCAACAGCTTCTACTGTCCCATCAACCTACTGGAACTACGATATTGTTTCTAGCCAAATCTCAATTATGTCTTCTAACGCAGTGGTGGAGATGGACGGAGCTTATTGGTGGATGGGTATTGACCGTTTCTATGTATACAACGGTAGCGTGCAGGTTCTCCCTAATGATAAGAACATAAATTACCTGTTTGATAACATCAACTACGAGCAACGTCAAAAAGTATGGGCCACTAAAGTGCCCCGCTACAATGAGATTTGGTTCTTTTATCCACGTGGCACCGCTACTGAGTGTACTGATGCTATTATCTATAATGTCAAAGATAAGATCTGGTACGATGCTGGCCAAGCGGTAGGGGCGCAACGCTCTTGTGGATACACCACAGAATTGTTTCCTAATCCAATTTGGATTGATTGGAATTACGACCCCATACTCGGTACAGCAGTTGATGTGATTGCACACCCAGCCAGTTTACCGGCCCCAGCTTCAAATCAATTTTATTTAGCTGGAGATCAAACAGCAACATTTAGCCCTGGTGATAGTGTAACGTTTTCAAATGTCCCACAAAACCCAACCTATTTAATCACTGGCAGTCAAAACATTTATAATACTACGGTTAAACCCCCTGGGGTTACTTTAGTAACAGTGTCAACTGCAATCTCGCCATTGCCAGTTGTTGGTCAACCAGTTTACTATGTCACTGGTGGTTACAATTTGTGGCAACATGAATATGGCCAAAACCAAATTGCACTAAACGGCGAGACAGCAATTTACTCTAGTATCACCACCAGCGATATTAGCTGGATTTCTGGAACCCCCGGCGGTGATTCTTTAATTGGTGTCAACCGTCGTATGCACATCCGTCGTGTAGAGCCAAACTTTTTACAGTCTGGCCAAATGTCAATGACTATCTTGGGTCGTAAATTTGCCAGTGGCACGATGACTGAAGATGAGCAAGATTCAGGCCCATATTATTTTAACCCAAACACTGGTAAAATTGACCTACGTGTTGAGCATCGCCTAATTCAGTTAAAGTTTGAATCTAATACCCTTGGTGGTAATTTTGAGATGGGTAAATTAGTCATTACGGCCGAGTACGGTGATGAGCGCCCCTAAGCAAAACGTTATTCCGCAGTTTTTTCCATGTACAACTCAGCATATGTCTTGGGATGACTGGAATGGCAATCTAGCCATTTATTACAGCCAAGAACATATTATGTTCCAACCTGAGGAAAATTGGAGACAAGCCGCCCAGCATATGGCTAGTCTGGCAACATTCCAGCCGTTTCCACTGCCAAACCCAGAGGCTTATGAAAACTGGCAGGACTGGGCTAATGAGTTTACCCTGATAGTAAATAAGCCAAATGCTTAATTTTAGGGCGTCTAGTACGCACTTTTTGCATTAATATAAGTAGATACAATAACCAAAGGAATCAAAATGCACGGACAACAAACAATGAAGTACCTCAACGATAAAGCCGTTGCTGACGCTATCTTGGCAAAACACAAGACTGATGAGAATGCCATCAATCCTGAGTTCAAGAAGGCCGTTGAAGAGGCCTTGGCAGCTAAGGCACAAACAGCAAAATAATAGCTGTTGTGTCTTCTCTTGTTAATTCAAAACATCAGAAGTTATCTCAAGACGAGATAATTGCCATTGCTGCTAAGGAAACTGGCGGCAAGTACACTGCCGAGCAGGTCAAAGCCAGTCTGGTATTAGAAGCTCATCAGATGAAGGCTTTGATGATGAGAGAAGGTAATACCATTTTTGTGGTGCACCAATCGCCGCAAGATGGCAAGATTGCACAATTTAGAGCCATCAACGCAGATACAATTCCAAACTATTTGCATAACTCTTTGGTATTTACTAAGGCAATTGGTTTAGCTGGATTTAAAACATTAGTTACTCAATTTAGTGATTCCTCTTTATTGGGTATTTTTAAATATGTAAAACGCCATCGGCCATTTCCTAATATGGGATATCAAGTACAAAAAGCTGCAAATGGCGATTATATTGTGACGGTAAATTTAGGTGATCCCCATAAAGGTGGGCTGCCTGATAGAGCGCAACCGACCGATAAAGGTGCTCTATAATGGGTGGCGTAGCGCAAGCAATCTCTAATGCCGTAAGTGATGTTGGCAATGCAATTGGCGATGCCGCAAGTGCTGTTGGCGATGCAGTTCAATCTATTGGCCAGACTATTGAAAAAGTAGGTCAGGCGGCAATTAATGATCCAATTGGTTCAATTGCTAAAATAGCGGCAGTTGCTACTGGTAACCCAGAATTATTACCATTGATATCGGCCGCTGATACCGTTGCTAACGGTGGCAACTTACAACAAGCCGCCATATCAGCGGGCACAACTTATTTAGCTTCTAATATTGCTAACGTGGTTAGTAGCAATTTGTTGGCCCCCGCCGCAGATAGCACGGCATCTATGGCAACGCAAGACGCTACCAATATGGTAGCTCAAGGCATTCCACCAGATCAGATTGCTAATACATTACAGCAATCATATAACTTGGCGCCTGAAGTAGCTAACAGTATGGCACAAGCAGCATCAGCTGGTGTGGCGCCATCGGTATTAGCCACTGCTTACGCTGGTGCCTATGGTGCTGAATTAGATGGTGTTATGAATAGCGCCACGCAACAAATTTTAGCTGGCGCTGCTGGTAACTCCGTCGGCGCTGCAGCTAAGAGTTTGATAACCACTGGCAATATTAACCAATCGTTATTGTCTGGTTTGGCTGCTGGAGTTGGTACTACGGTTGGCGGTGCAGTTAATGTTGGTGCGCAAGATCTTGGTGCAGGATCAACAATATCATCAATTGCCGGTAAAATTGCTGGAGCTACAAGTGCTTCAGCGGTGGCCGGTCAAAACATTGGTGCTTCGTTTGTTAATAGTATTGTTAATACTAGTTTGTCGCAAATTGGATCAACATTAAAAAATACTGATGTTGCGCAAGGTGTATCGCAGTATTTATCTAAAACCGGTACAGATATTGCGTCTCAAATTAACCAAGCTATTAATGGGATTAATAGCCAACAAACACAACAACAAAATTATTACACCAATACTGTTCAGCCTGCTTATCAGTCTGCGCAGACTTCGTATAATAATTTGATCAGTGCTAATGATGCTTACACAACAGCATACAATAGCTATAATTCTGATTATAATAAATATACTGATTTAGTCAGCCAATATAATACTGCTAAAGCAGCTAATGATGTAACAACTGCAAATAGTTTAGCAGATCAAATTAATACCCTGGCCACAAGTTTAAATAGCCAGGAGAGTAATTTAAGTACTTTGCAAGTAGCTGCACAAACCGCTGGTGATACATATAACACAAATTATCAAGCGTACCAAAATATAACTACAAACTATACTGGTCAAACACAGGCTATTACAGATGCAAATACCCAGTTAGATGCTACTGCAAAACAAGCCCAGACACAGATTAGCGACTACACTACAAAAGTGCAAGACGCGGTACAACAATCTGGCACAATGTCGACAGCGGCGCAACAAGGCTTTAACAGTGATTTTAAGACAAACGGTGACCCAACTAACTCATTACAGTTAGCTACTACCGTTAATGCGTTACCAACAAATCAGCAAGACTATTTTAGCTTTGCTAATCAGATGGGATTGTCGGCCACTGACTCATTGACATACGCACCACAGCTTGCGACAATGAGCACGACGGCTGTTCAAACCTTCTTTGATCAGGTTAACAACAGTAATGTTGCCCCAGCTGATGCGTTTAAAGTGGCAAACCAGGTTAATAGTTTAACGGATGCTCAGCAGGCAGCATTAAATAATGCTACTTCACAAGGCTTATCAATAAATCAGGCACTGACAATAGCAAATAGTCCTGTAGCTAACCTTGGCGTTAACGCACAAAATATGTATATTCAGGCAACACAAAATGGTAGTATACCATCTGAATTAGCACAAGCAATAACAGCAACAGAACAGATTGTTGATCCTGGCGCAGCAGCAACGAACATTAACGCTGCGGCACAAAGTCAATTAACTACACCAGAACAAATTGCTGCATACAATGCGTTATTGGCAAAAGATCCAACAATGACGCCAACTGATGCGGTTAAGATGGTGTTAGATGCAGTAATCCCAAGCGCACAGGCAGATACCTTGCCCGCCACACAACAGACGGTTCCTGGTGTTTATCATCAAGACCCAACAACTGGTAAGTGGGGAATTTACGTAAAAGACCCAACAAGTGGTCAGTTAACAAACACTGGTATTGTATTAGCTTCTGCCGGTGCGGATGCAACATCTAAATATGTTGAGGGTGCACCATCTGGCGATCAGTTCCCCGTAACTAAGAATACAGACGGAACACCGAATCTTTCGATGATCCCGATATCTACAACGACACCAGATACAACAGCACAGACTCAGACTACTAAAGCACAGCTTGATTCTGAGTTGGCTAGTGGACAAATTACTCAGGGTGAGTATAATAATGCAATTAAAAACATTGCTACCACAACAACACCAAGTGTTGTTACAGATCCGTACCAGCAATTAATTGATAACTTATTTACTAGTAAGTCAACTGGAACGGGTACAGGCACAACAGCAACCGCAACAACACCTGGCGGAACAGGAACCGGTACGGCAACAGTGCCCGGTGGTGCAAGTGGTAACGGTGCCGGTACAGGCACAATAGCGGGAACGGGTGCAGGAGCCGGAACAATCTCTGGAACAGGAACCGGCGCCGGTGGAACTGCAATTGGAACTGGTGGCGGTACAGGAACAGTTACAACAAGCGGTGGAACTGGTTTATCATACGGATCACCACCCACAGCTCAAACTAACCCAGGTATAACAAACTTAGTAGGAACATTTGCACCAACCAAAGATGCCTCATTAATTGGATTAGAACAAAATCAAAATATGACAACTCCATCAGCTTCTTACAACCCATACTTTGCCGGTTTAGCTACCGGTGGATCTACATCCAATTTATCATCTAATTCAATCACTGGCGTTGGTGATACCAGTAATCAACTCACTGGTTTGACACCATCCTTAAGAGCGGTTCAACAGGCTGCTTTACTAGGTATACCAACACTATCCGCATTAGCATCCCCAGAATATGGCACACAAATTCAATCTGTTGAAGAGGCGCCCCCAGTAATCCATCTGGCAACTGGTGGTGGTTTAAGTTATGCGCCAGTGTTTGGTCATGGTCGTCCCACAGCACTCTTGGGTACACCACACAATGAGGCGTTTGGTGATATGACTGGTCGATTGATTGGCGCCCATGCCGCTGGTGGTGAGATTGATGACCATGTACCAGAGTTTCATAGTGAAGGTGGTTTGCAGCATCGTTATGTTCAAGGCGCTGGCGATGGTACCAGCGACTCTGTAAAAGCCATGTTGGCTAATGGTGAGTTTGTTATTCCAGCTGATGTAGTATCTGATTTAGGTAACGGAAGCAATCAATCTGGCGCTAAGGTGTTAGATAGCTTTTTATCAGTTATCCGCGCCCACAAACAAAAACACGACCCTAGTAAATTACCGCCAGATAGTAAAGGCCCCTTGGCTTACTTATTGGCAGCTAAGAAGAAAGCGAAAGTATAATGGCAACTGGATTAAGTAGTCTAATCTCCAATACAGGAGTCCAAACAACCACAATGCCGAGCTGGTTTGATACAGCTCAGCAAAACGTTGTCAGTCAAGCACAATCTGCTAATGCTGCTGCTCCGGCTCCTCAAAACACTGTGGCGCAGAATGCGGTCAATACTTTATCCGGCGCAACTAACCCATTTACACAAGCTGGTGGCACACTACAAAATATTGCTAGTGGCGCTGCGAGTCCTTGGAACGTTAGCCCAACTGGTCAGGTAACACCAAACGTTAATACCGCTTTGGGTGGTTTGTTCCAAGCCCAAAACCAGCAACTTCAACAATTAGCCCCAACTATCCAGGCACAGCAAGAAGCACAAAATATTGGTTCTGGTAACTTTGGTAGCTTGCGCGGCCAGACTGCTGATGTATCAGCATTGACAAACGCTCAGGCTCAGTTAGCATCACAACAAATGCAAGCCGCACTACAAAACCAATCAGCCGGTGTAAACGCCGCTATTGGCGCTGGCAACGTAACACAACAAGACATCAACAACCTATTGACTACCGGTCAATATCAACAAGCATCACCATACATTAACGCAGCTAACCTTGGCAACGTATTGTCAACCGTTCAACCTGGCGCCACAGTATCTAACACAACTAACCTATCTCCACTAAACCAGGTAATGGGTTTAGCTACTGCCTTGGGCGGCACTGGTGTATCTACTGGCGGATTATTAAGTGGTTTGTTTGGTTCTGGAAGTGGTGGTAGCCCAACAATTACCAACCCAGTAACTGGTTTGCCAATGGCTAACCCTAACTATGTAGCCCCTGGATTATTTAGTAGCTTGTTTGGTTCTAGTTCCTCACAACCAGCTGCCACTTCTACCAATACTTCACCACTCGCTGCAGTAAGCACAGGTCAGGATACCAGTGGTCAATATAGCGGCTCTTCTAGCACGCCAACTTCTACTGGCGCAACCACTGCACAAGATATTCAACAAGCAGCAACTGATGCGGGTTACACTACCCCAATTGGTGGCGATACAGGATCTTAAGGATAAATAATGGCTGAACAAGTACAATCCGGTTTAGACGCCGTAGAGTCTCCTAAAGAAGAAATTACCGCTGTTGGTGGTCTGGCAAAACCTATAGCAGCAAAAGGTCCTTATGCTCTTCCAGCCCCTCAGGGCTCTATTGGTTATGATCCTGCTCTCTTAGAAGAGATGCAAAAAATGATCACTATGCGT